TAAGGCAATTCGTCTTGCCACTTTTTTAGATTTATATATTTTTCAAAATAAGGTAAAAATTGTAACTTATCATTATCTATATGATTTTTAACGTATAAAGGTAAATGTTCTTCAATTGCCTCAATATTCTTCTTCGATAGTTTTTTAAACCTATCTAATGATGTTTGCTTTGTACCTCTTTTTGTATATGTATTCCAAAGTTTTTCAAACCTTTCTATTATAGTATTATTGTTATTTGTATTACTATAATTATTACTGTCGCAATCCTGCGGTGAGGGGTAGTCGCAATCCTGCGGTGAGGGTATACGCATTTCTGCGGTGGGGTTCATTGTGTCAACTACAAATATCTTTCTGCTTACAATTTCATTTTTATCATTCCTAGTAATAACTCTTCTTATAAGTTGTTTTGATTCCAAAAATGTTAAATCTCTTTGCAATGAATCAACTGAACATTTTAATATTTCAGATAGTGTTTTATTACTTGCATAGCAATAGCCTTCACGTTTAGACATACCATTTAAGACACCAAGCAAAATTGCTTGTCTATGCGTAGTCTTGTCTAAAATAAAAGTTTGAAATATTACGAATTTACCTGCTGAGTCCATAAAGCTGATTTTATTTCATTAATATTTTCAGTAGTACCCCAATATTTACCTGAGATATGCTCAATGTAATGATCAAATTCTTCAATGTAAAAATAATACTCTGTTAAAAATTCTCCATTTTTGTAAAGGTCAATTACTACTTCATTGCCTTCAATTCTTGTTTTTGTTTTAAAATTCATTGCATAAAAAAAGCCCATACAAGATAGATGTGTGGAAGCCATCTATCCTATACAGGCAAATATCTTTTAACATAACCGTCTTCCACTCGGTGTTTGTTGCTATTAAAAAAAGAGGGCAATAGGTGCAGTATTAACCCTCTTTCTGATTTGGTGTATGCAAATATAAACTAAATTTCGGGATTTTCCAACTGAATAAACCCAGTATGTCTATTACTTCCCATTTCTTTTAAAAATTGCACTTCTACTTTTGCGGAGTTAATGATTACCTGTGCAACCTCGCTGATTGCTCTTGCCTTCTCTATTTCCATGTCTCCGTCTTTAAGCATTTCAATAGTTTCAAATAGATGATGTCTCAGGTCTTGAATTTTGTCTTTTGCCATGTTCTGTTATTATTCTTGTTATGTTCTTTTTTAAATGTATTACTTCTTGTAATTCTTCAGGTAAATGTACCCAGTGATTACGTTGCATATGCTCCTGACGTGAAATTAATTTTAGATTTGATATATCTAAGTTTCTTGGGTTTCTGTCTAAAAATATAACTACTTCGTAAGGATCTAATTTAATGCCGTGATGCTGCTCATATATAATCCTATGTTTAGCCCTATACTTGCCGTTGTGCTTTATTTCAATGTAGCCGTCTTTTGAGATTCTCTCAGTTCCGTCAGGTGTCCAATTGTGAGGCATTTGACCTTTTTTAAATTGCGTTTCTTTGCCTCCGATCATAATTCCCTTTGTCCCTTTGTTCCAGCTTGTCATACCCTTTTTAAATTGAGTAGGTACGTTTGGCTTTACATTGTAGCAATGGGATTTCTTAAACTCTTCTGAACGTGCTATGTTGTAACGCTGAGCAGCACAGTAAACAACGTGTCTTTTTGTTCCAAAGTATTGACAAATTTCGTCAATGTGAGTAGCAACATATAACTCTTTGAGTTTATCAATTTTCTCTGGTGTCCAACGAAATCTCATCTCTTCATATCAATTATATGTTTTACTCCGCTTAGAGAGATTCCCATTTTTTCAGAAATCTCTCTGTAGCTCATTCTAAAATCATATCTCAGAATCAAAACTGACCATTGCTTAGGAGTAAATCCTTTAAGTTGTAGTTTCATAGCCTAAATCTTGTTTTACTTCTTCCTGTTGTTCTAACCTTTTCTGATAGCGTTCACCTCTTAAATGAGGATAGTGCATTTGTAGTTTGCGTCTTATTCGTGAAATGGTTGAAGCATTGGTCACTTTGCCCTGATAAAGCATATTGAAAAACTCGTATGTTTTATATGCATATTTCTCATTATCGTTCATTTCCATTTTCCAAAACTCCACGAGTAAAACATTGTCGTTGTCTCTAGCTTCAGAGTGGTTGAGCAAAACTGCCGCCACTCTTTGTTCAATTAGTTTATTCATAGTTTTCTTTATAATAAGCAACCGCACAGTCTAAAGCTATGTAAGGTTTACCTAACTCAATAGCGGAACTCTCGTGTGCCGTAATGATTTGATTCTTTTCCATTTCTTTAGCCTCTTTTAGATATTGGAAGCACTCCATTCTTGTTGGCTCTGTATTGACTAACTTGTCAAATAAGTATTCTACTGCGGTCATCATAGTTTTAATTTTCCTCTGTACATTGTTTTTCTAACTTTAGCCTGGTGCTTCATTACCTCGTTAAAGTGAGCAGGATCAACATAAGGTCTTTCCTGCTCTTGGAATGGTTCAGCTTCTTTTTGCTCTTGATTAAACTCTTGTACCTTGATAGCAAGATACCATAGCAAGTACGCTATTGCAAAGAATAGAATACAAACGATTTGAAAATAGTGGTGTTGTGTCATATTGTTAAGTTTTAAAAGGGGCGGTTAAGCCCCCTGTTTTTATTAAATCCGATTTAGTATTGATAATAGGCTTGAGTGTAATTTACTTGGTTGAATGGAGTGCTTTTACGAACTTTCACAACTCCATCATTTAAGGTTTGATAAGTAGACATAGGCATCCAAAAACCTCCACATTCATTAAAACTGCGAATGTGAACAAATACTGCGTCATTTGATTTTTTAATTACCTTACATCCGTGAGTAATCACGCTATTGTAAGAAAGAATAAAGGTTGGCTCAAGTGATGATTCACGCAATTCGCTGAACATTTTAGCCATTTCATTAGTGATTTTAATGTATTTCATATAGCAAAGATATACCCATTTACCACATATGCAAAATATTTTTTTCTTTTTGCAATTATTTTTACAATATCTTACAATTTGATGACATTATTCAACAACTCAGCAGCAGCATTTAGTTTCTCGTCTATCTCATCTTGGACTAAATGACGTTCTATTTCAGCAACGTGAATCACCTTACCTTGTGGCATTCGTGGATCATAACTAACAAAGTAGCCTTTGTCTAAATCCGCTGCAATCATTCCGAGTTGCATTTGCCAATAGTACTCTGGATGCAAAGCCTTTAAACTATCGGCATCGTAAATAGTAAAGTTTTTAAGGTGAATTGCTGAGTTGTAAGGGCATTTAATTTCAAGTATAGCATCTTTGCTCAAGCCGTCAGGAGAATAGCCGCTATTGTTTCCGTATGGTATAAAAACATAGGTTTCACCTCCGTAGTAGGTAAACTCATCAAATGTAATTCTTGCGAAATGATTAAAGGCATCAGGTTCATATTGCTTACCCCATTCAAGAGCATCTCCGTAAATTGCTTTTCGTTGACCTGTTAGAATCTCTGCTGCTTTTTCGTAAACGAATGTCTCAGCCGTTTTGCTTAGTGTATCACCGCTGCGAGAACTTCCCATCAGCTTGTGTATCTCAGAGGCAGTGAAGCGAGATAGTCTCGCCTCCTGCCAAAGTTCTTCCTGTTGTGTTATTGTAATTTCCATCCCTGTGATATCATTCATTTAGTAGCGGTCAAAATTGCAATGTTATCTGCACTTACAATGTACTTGTCAGTCACGTCAGAAATAGAACCGCCTTTTGCGATGTGATCAACTGCTTTCTTCCACAATGGGTGCTTAGGTGTCATCTCTTCTTTGACTGCTTTGACCTGGTAGCCTGTTGCAGTATTTCCGTCATCGTCCTCTTGGTTGAGATTAAAGATAGAAGCTAAGGCATAACGTCTTGCGTAAGTAATGGCAGAGCCTTGTTGCTGAGGGTTGTTTAAGTCCTTCATTCGCAATACTTGTTCACTCTGCATCCATTCGCCTGATTCAGCGTGATAAACCGTAGTCACAAGACTATCCTCATTTGGATGTTGTGTAACCAGTAGACCGCATTCTATCATAATAGGATTAATGACTTCAAGAATAGCCGATAGGTCAGCGTACTTTGATTTAAAATGTGGGTTGTTAGCAGATTTCTTAACTGCTGATACTTTGGTTTGAAAGCAAAACATGGCTTTCGTTAGGTTTGTTATTTTATCTGATGTTTTCATAGTGTCTCTTGAATTACTCGATATAGTTCCTGTTCTTTGATGTGTTCTAAGTCAACTCTAAAAGTTACCTCATAAGGACTACTATCTTCATCCCTAGAAATAACCTCTTCAAATTTCTTGAAATAGTGTTCAATGATTGCGTCCTCTACTTCCATTCTGTCGTAGATAAAGGTAAAACAGTCATCAAAGACTACTTGAACCTCTTTGTCGTGTACATATACGTTTACTTCAACTTTCATCTTGATACCTCCTCTAATGCAGTTTTAATTACTAACATAGCCTTTGGATTGATAACGTCACCGTCAAGATACTTGCGGACGGTAGGCATAGACACGCCTGTTTGCTCGGATACTCGTTTCACAAGTCCGTGCTTTCTTTTTACTTTAATAAGATTTATGATTTCTTGTAGTTCCATGCAGCAAAGATAAAATAAATTTCCTTAATAGAAAAATATTTTTCTTTATTGACAGAACTATGACGCTAAAGAGTCTGCGATATATTTGCCTACTCTATCAGAAAGAGTCTGCAACATCTTGTCATTCAATGCAGGAGAAATGAATGGACGTGCCTTAGTCCCTTTCCTGTGAATCTTTCTTGCTATTACATAAGCAAGGCTTTTAACAGATTCAGCTCGTGACTGATTTTTGGATGTCCTTGTTTGAATACCTTTATTTATAATCCATTGCTCAATAGATTTCTGTAGCGTTGGGTTAGATGGCGTATTTGTTTTTGTTGGTGGTCTACCATCCTCTACCCACTTGTAATAGTCAAGCATTTTAATCTGCAGACTATATCCTGTTTTAGTTGGTGAAATATCAGGCTCTATCTCAGAGTAAAGTCTGCGTGATGCAAGAGATTTATTTTTTTGAAGATTAGCACGAAATTTAGAAATTAACTCATTGCCCCAATTTTGGAGAATGCCTTGAATCCCTTTATCACCAGAAGGATTAAAGTCGCTAAACTTTTTCCCTATGTCGTCTAAGGTTGCCAACGTCTTTGAGCGTAAATATAAAAGTCTTGTAATCTATTTATCCAACCTTTGCCAAAGTCTTTAAATGAAGTAAGGCTTTGTAAGAAATGAACACGCCAAGAGTAGCAAGATTCAAAAACCCATTTCTCACCGTGACGCTCAATAAGGCTATTTAAGGCACTAATTGTGAATTGCCCTATCTTACCATCAACTTTCAAATTAAATCCGTGAGAATTGAGAAAACGCTGCAACTGACGTGATGAACCGCCTATGCCTGAACCCCATGCAAAGTCAGCCCAAAATTCAGCTATTATCTGAGATTCAATTTTCGTGCAGTTTAAACCGTCCCAATATCTCTGATAGACTTGCACCCACTTGTCTTTGGGCATCTTGTAAAAAGATTCAATAGATTCGTTGTTAGAGCCAAAGATTCCTTTCCAAACCATCCAAGTGATTCCGCGATTCGTGTGATATCCGCTTCCATCAGGAACTGGGTGACGTGATGCCGTGTCAGCTTTGTGCTTACTTAGACCGCCTTCCCATTTAAGGATGTAGTCGATATTAGAGAGTTCTATTCTTGCCATTGATTTCAATAAGTTTGTTGAGATACCATTGTGCTTTGAGTAAATCTTCTTGTCCATTTTTACGAGTATACCGCATAAGATACTTAATGCAGTTACCGTGTACATAACCTTTAAATGCTTCATTTGTCATTGCTGATTCAATAGCATCTATAGCCTCTACTTTACCCTGATAGTGTGCAGGT